ATGAAACTCATCAGTAATGATCTGCGCGATGGCGATAAGTTGCCACATCGTCATGTCTTTAACGGCATGGGTTACGATGGCGATAATGTTTCACCGCATCTGGCGTGGGATGATGTTCCTGCGGGAACGAAAAGTTTTGTTGTCACCTGCTACGACCCGGATGCGCCAACCGGCTCCGGCTGGTGGCACTGGGTAGTTGTTAATTTACCCGCTGATACCCGCGTATTACCGCAAGGGTTTGGCTCTGGTCTGGTAGCAATGCCAGACGGCGTTTTGCAGACGCGTACCGACTTTGGTAAAACCGGGTACGATGGTGCAGCGCCGCCGAAAGGCGAAACCCATCGCTACATTTTTACCGTTCACGCGCTGGATGTAGAACGTATTGATGTCGATGAAGGTGCCAGCGGCGCGATGGTCGGGTTTAACGTCCATTTCCATTCTCTGGCAAGCGCCTCGATTACTGCGATGTTTAGTTAATCACTCTGCCAGATGGCGCTATGCCATCTGGTATCACTTAAAGGTATTAAAAACAACTTTTTGTCTTTTTACCTTCCCGTTTCGCTCAAGTTAGTATAAAAAAGCTGAACGCAAAACAGCAAAAGCCAATAATATCAATGCGTTAAAATACATTTAGTCTAAAAAATAGACTGCATGATACTACAAAACACAACATATCCAGTCACTATGAATCAACTACTTAGATGGTATTAGTGACCTGAGACAGAGCATTAGCGCAAGGTGATTTTTTGTCCTCTTGCGCTAATTTTTTGTCATCAAACATATCGCACTCCAGAGAAGCACAACACCTTGCAGTCCAGTGCAAAGCTTTGTGTACCAGAGTTTTCCTCATCAACTACCGCAAGTATCGATCGATTGAGACTTGGATGATAGACTTCATACCTTTCAGAACTCATTGATTAAATAAATGTTAAATATATTTGCAAGGTACACCTCGATTGGTGTGCTGAACACACTTATACACTGGGTGGTTTTTGGTGTATGTATCTATGCCGCGCATACCAATCAGGCTCTGGCAAACTTCGCAGGTTTCGTTGTGGCTGTGAGTTTTAGCTTCTTCGCGAATGCAAAATTCACATTCAAAGCATCAACTACAACGATGCGCTACATGTTATATGTCGGGTTCATGGGAACACTCAGTGCTACTGTTGGATGGGCTGCTGATAGATGCGCACTTCCCCCGATGATAACTCTTGTCACCTTCTCCGCCATCAGCCTGGTGTGCGGTTTCGTCTATTCAAAGTTCATTGTCTTTAGGGATGCGAAATGAAAATTTCTTTAGTCGTTCCGGTCTTTAACGAAGAGGCCACGATACCTATTTTTTATAAAACTGTGCGCGAATTTGAAGGGCTTCAGCAGCATGAAGTCGAGATAGTCTTCATAAACGATGGCAGCAAAGACGCTACAGAATCAATTATCAACGAGCTTGCTGTTGCCGACCCGCTTGTTGTTTCGCTGTCGTTCACACGTAACTTCGGCAAAGAACCCGCCCTGTTCGCAGGTCTGGACCATGCTACCGGGGAGGCAATTATCCCGATTGACGTTGATCTGCAAGACCCTATCGAAGTTATTCCTCACTTGATAGAGAAATGGCAGGCCGGTGCAGATATGGTTCTGGCTAAACGCTCTGACCGCTCCACTGACAGCAGGCTGAAGCGTAAATCTGCTGAGTGGTTCTATAAACTTCATAACAAAATCAGCAACCCTCAGATAGAAGAGAATGTTGGCGACTTCCGGCTCATGTCTCGCGAAGTAGTAGAAAACATTAAGCTCATGCCAGAACGAAACCTGTTTATGAAGGGTGTGCTGAGCTGGGTTGGTGGTCGAACCGATGTCGTAGAATATGCGCGAGCAGAACGCGTTGCAGGAAGCACAAAGTTCAATGGATGGAAGCTATGGAACTTGGCGCTGGAAGGGATCACTAGCTTCTCAACATTCCCGCTTCGCATGTGGACCTATATTGGGTTATTTATTGCATGTATATCATTTACATACGGTTCATGGATGATAATTGATAAATTAATTTTTGGTAATAATGTACCTGGATACCCTTCAATTCTTGTATCAATATTATTTCTTGGCGGCATCCAGTTAATTGGGATTGGAGTGCTCGGTGAGTATATTGGTAGAATTTACATTGAAGTTAAGCAGCGTCCAAAGTATGTACTTAAGGGTAAAAAATGAGCAAGAAGCTTGAGCTTTTATATTGGCTGGCAACATTTATTGTATTATCAATAATTTACTCAATGATTGCTAAAAACATAATTCCAAACTCAGATGTCATGTCTTCATTCAGAGAGGCAAGGGATATTACTGAAGGAAATATTTTTCTCAGTGGGTGGGATTTATCAACTGTATCATTCTATTTCACAGAAATAATACCATATGCTATAGCGATAAAAATAATAGGATTTAATGAAAATCTGTACTATATTGTGCCTGGAATTTTCATGTCTATGTTAGTAACACTATCGCTATATATCTCTCATACTAAAAGCAGGGCATCGTTATGGCCTGTTCTTTCTGTATTTGGAATTCCAACGGTTTTCTCATCAAGTATAATGCTTATAGCATGTATACATATTGGTGCGTACATTTACATGCTGGCGATCATACTAATAATAGATAGATACAGAAAGAAAAATGATTTAAAATTACTTTTTCCATATGTATTTATGTTATCGTTGCTTGTTTTTAGTGATGATATATCTAAATATGCCTTTATAATACCTATAGTTTTTGTTTGCATATATAGAATGTATGCTTCTCTAATGAAAAGAGATTCGTTGAATACTAATGATTTGTTATTGTTGGTTTTCACTATATCATCTATATTTATTGCTGAGCTCATATCATTTATATTCATTAAGCTTGGTGGATTTAACCTGCCAGGCATAACCAAACCTCACATAGTAGAGTTTCAACAAATAACAAGCAACATATCTCTTGTTATCATGGGCGTATTCAAATTTTTTGGTGGGTACGCGTTTGGAATGGAGATAGGTAGCTTTAACTCATTATTCACCATGATAAAGGTGTTTTTCATTTTTGTATTCTTATTTTTATCTTATAAAAACATTCTTAAATTTAAAGAAATTGATTTTATTGACCAGGTTCTTATTGTATCATCATTAGTCATGTTGATTGCCTATGTTTCAAGTGACAGGCCAACAAATCTTTTCTCAATTAGATACATAGTCCCAACGTTTATTTTCATGTCAATTGTGATTGCTAGAAATTCTTTCTCCTTACCAGTGAAGACAAATTTACTAATATCATTAATCGTTATTGCGTTATCGTTGCCAACGATGGCAACAACAAAAAACATTGTTAATAAAAATGATATTACAATAGAATTAAGAGATTTCTTAATAAAAAATAAACTACAAAGAGGTTATGCATCATTTTGGTTTGCATCATCTGTTGCTGGATTTAGTGATATCAACGTAGCTCCATTTGAGTCGTATGGTGATAGATTCACACCATATAATTGGTTATCAAAAAAAGAATGGTACCAAAAAGGAGCTAATTTTTTAATTGCTGATGATGTAGAGCAAGAGGAAAAGGCCATAAAACAGTTTGGGCAGCCTGATAGCACTCATAAAATACAAGACAAAAAAGTTCTTATTTGGAAAAATGGAATAGATTCACTTTAGTTTAATATGTTTTTTATTGGTGCCGCATGCGCGGCACCAGAATTATACATCTGCACCATCAGCTCTTTTCCATGTGGATGTGGTTATGTTCCACCAAACAGGAAGGCCGAGCGTTGTATCGTAGTATTCAACTGGCACAATTGAAGAGACAGGCCTCTGCGCAGTTGTACCATATAACAAAGATGCCAACGGAGAAGTGCAGGCCGCAAACTGACTGATGATGAAAAAACGCGGCTGAATGCGGTACTCGACTACATCGACGCAGTGACAGCAGTTGATGCTGACGCTGCGCCTGATATCAACTGGCCCGCTCCCCCGGTTGCGTAGGCCACTCTATTTCGGGTGCCGCTGAGGTATCAACACGGTTCAGCAGTACCCTGTATTTTTTCCACGCCAGCAGTAACGTCTGTTCATCGTCTGTCGCCATTTCCAAATCAACGGCATCCTGCAGCGGTGCTATTGCGTTATTTGCTACGGTCAGTAGTGCTGATTTCTGCAGCTCAGCCTCCGCAACTAACGCGTTGTGAGAGCGTTCTGGGGGAGGTGGCGCGGTAAATACTCCGTCTGAATATGACCAACCGATGCCAGCATCGCCGTTTAACGGAACTAAATTACCAGCCTCTGGTTTCCATTCAGAAATTCCGTCCCAGATAATGACATTAATAACAACGTTATTATCAACAACTGCATAGACATCATTCATTTACATGTACTCCCGAATTACCAGCACGCCATTAGCTCCGTGCCCGCCACGTCCTGACGTGTGTGAATAGCTATTATCGTATGCACCCCCGCCGCCGGAGCCAGAGCAAACTCCAGGATTACCGCTCAGTTGCCCAGCGCGGCCGCCGCCACCCCAATAGCTCGATGCCCCATTGCCTACTAATAGCGCCTGGCCCGCCTGTCCGTCTGAACCGTCTCCGCCTTGTTCAGTTTTATAACCGCCAGAGCCTGAGCCACCGCGCCCGCCAGCGGTATTTGTAGCGCCGCCCCATTGCCCACCCTGGCCGCCGAGCGCAGTTAATGTCATGAACGAACTATTACCGCCATTATTTCCAGACCCTGCCCCATTGGCACCACTACCACCGCTGCCAATTGTCACTGTATAGGTTCCTGGCCCGGCATCGTTGTCTGTCGCATAAATAGTGGCAAAAACAGTACCTCCGGCTCCTCCGCCAGCCCCTGAAAATGTCTGATTTGCGTTCTCCGCGTTACATCCACCGCCACCGCCGCCCCCCGCAGTCAGAATAACGTCAATTCGTTTTACGTCAGCTGGCCACGTATATGAACCCGACGATGAAAAAACGACAGTTTTGCTGTAACGCCCCGAGCCATCTCCCAAACCAAGGTTTTCGAGAGCCGTTTTCACCGTGCCATCCGATTTGATATCACCAAACGGATTCTTGCGGCTTAACAGCAGCGCACGAAGCGCGGTAAGCAACTGGTCGTGCCGCTCCTTCTCCAGGCTGGCACCGGAGGCCTCCACCACGCTACAAAGTTCTTCCTGCAACATGTCAAAGTAGTCATCATCCAGATCGGTGGCAGGTGTGCCGGTCTGGGGGTTACCACGGGTAAAACCGTTCTTACCCGCGCCGAACTTATCCTTCTGCGCGGTTTTCGTGTCTATACGATGCATGGATTACTCCGGATATTTAAAAATTACGTAGGTATGCGACGGGCAGAGTTTGTTAAGCACACACTCGACAACGGTGTCGCCCCAGATACGCAGTGCGGAATCACAGGGATCGCCACATGTCATCCAGGTGGTGTTGGTGGCAGCTGGCATGTTGACCTGCCAGTAATACCGCCATTCCGGCGCATTCACCGCGTCAGTACAGGCCGATGAGCAGGTGAACGTGCTTTTGTCGTATCGCGTGATGTTGGCATCTGGTCTGCCCAGGGCAGCAAGCTGCGCAAGGTAAAAATCCTCATTGATGCCACCCGCCAGGTTAACCTTCGCATCCAGCCGTTGCTGACGCTGGCGAAGGGTCTGCGTCCCTGCCGGAATACATTCATCCGGCAGGCCGCACAGACGCTCCCAGCGGTTTATCAGTTCGGTGGTGGTGCGCGGATCCAGCTCCCGCATCAGGGCATCCGCACGCTGATGAGCACGGGTTAATGACTGTGCCGCACCGGCAATCGCCGGATCGCTGGCTGACCACGCCGGACCAGGGGGCAACAGTGCCGACAACAGACGGATGTAATCATCGTTTGTCACGTCCATGAAATCGTCCCCAGAACCGCCAGTTCATTTTTTGCAATGGAGATATTGTCTGCCGGTGCAAGCAACTGATGGCTGTATTCCCCGTTCGCACCGGAAATCGCCTCACTGATACGCGATACCTTCAGTTCTCCCTGCGGATAACCATCACGCAGCAGGAACGAACGCAACTCCGCGGTGATGGCAGCCCGTATTTCCGGTGTGTCCGGCGTCACGCGGATATGAAAATCCACCGTATGTGCCACCGGCCTGAACACATACAAATCAGAGCCTGCCACCGGGGCCAGTGGCTCGATATGTTGTCTTGCCGCCGTTTCCGTTGATTCTTCCGGAATGGGATTAATCAGGTCACTGCTGGCAATCATCACACCGACAGTTCCCGTTCCCATCCAGTGACGGTATGTCCATGCGCGGGTAATGCCGGGCACTTCTTTAGCCCAGACGACATAGTCCCCGTCAGCCCCGCCCTGAGGCGTCCAGTAATACCGCTCAATGACGCGGGCGCGCCACGTTTCCAGCTCTTCAGTATCAAATCCACCTGTCAGGGTATCTGCCACGCCGGAAGACGGCAGACCATTCACCGGCGTGACCAGGATTAATGACGTACCGTCGTCAGCGTTACCGACCGCGCCTGCACTTGAGCAGGCGATCGGCACGCGCAGGACACCACCGGAGCTGGTTGCATCGGCAGTTGCCGTGTACTGAACCAGGTCATCGCGCTGAATCACGCTTCCGGCAGTCACCTTCAGGCCATCGCTGACACCTTCCCAGCGCATATACCCGCTGGCAGCCGTGGCCCCCTTGCGCGGACACCGTTTCATCGCAGCATGTCGCGCCAGCCAGGACTCATCGCACAGGTCAGGCAGCATATTCATTGCCAGATAATCGATGTACCCGTAAACCGTATGCAGCGCCGCCGCATACACCTTTGCCCGCACGTCTTCATCCATGCGCCGGAGCGTGTCGCTGACGTCCAGCCTGGCGAATAAATCGTTACGGAGCATACTGATATTTTCTGCCAGCGTCGGGCGCTGAAATTCACTGTCCGCCATGCGTTATCGCACTCCACAGATCATCAAAAGAAATCATTACCGGTCCGTCACGACGCCAGAGAGTGATACTGTTACCCAGTTCATTAATCCCGGTGCGGCGGATATCCAGATCAATACGGGACACCACGCCGTCATCAATCATCCATTGCAGGCATTCGCGGATATACCCCTTTACCGTCTGCACCAGCTGATTGGTCAGTTTGCTGCGCTGAAGCAGCCACAGCCGGGAGCCGTAACGGTCATTCTGTACCGCAGGCCAGGTATCCCCCCACCATCCCATCGGGACGTCGGCGTTGTCATCAGGCTCCGCCCGCCGCCAGGTAAACAGGGAAATCACCACGGCGCGGGTCAGCGGATCCAGCGGTGCGCTGGCGCAGGTGCGTTTACCGTTCACCGTCAGCCACAGTTCCATCATGCCTCCATCGCTTTATCAGGTTTGTCGGTGTTACTGCCCTGACCGTTCTCTCTGTGACGATGCCCGTTATAGGCAAGCCGCATCGCTGACATGGTGGTGCCGCCGGAGTCGCACAGGTCTTTCACCTGTCCTGTCACTTCCAGGTCCATTTCAAAACGTGCTTCAGGTGCATTGCGAAACGTGATCGTTTTACCTGCACCGTCCACCACAATCCCCTCCCGGGTCAGCGTCACGGACTGCCCCTGATCGTCATAGACAGCCACCTCCCCCGTCTGCAGCCCTTTCAGGCGGTAGCGACGGTCCGACACCGTAACAACCACCGCATGAGAACGGTCGCCATCCGGAAACAACACCACCGCTTCCGCACCACTGTTTGCCCTTGCAGTAAAACCGTAGGGTTCAAGATGTTCAACCCCGGCTTTGGGTTCACCGGCAATCAGGGACACATCCACGGTCTGACATTTCGTGGCGGCACTGATGCTTTTCACCACGGCCCGCCCAATCAGGCCGAGGAGTTGTCGCTGCATGGCTTCAATCGTCCTCATCAGAACGGGTCCTCCTGTACTCTGGCTTTTTTCTTTTTCCGCGCGCCGGGGGCTTCGGGTTCAGGCAGATAAGCATCTGGTGGGCCGACACGGATTTCCGTCAGGGTGCCGTTCTGGTCCTGAGTAAACGTGACTTCCGAAACAAGCAGTTCGGTGTTGTCGAAACCACAGACCGGATCAAAGACAATCACCCGCTGGTTGGGCTGCCACAGCGTACCGTTACCCTGTCGCCAGCCCTGCACCACATAGGTGGTTTCATCCGTCCGCGCCGCCCGTTGTCGGGCTTCAAAGTCCGCACGGGCAATACAGCCTGCCCCCGTAGCCTGCCCTGTCTGCCTGATATACATCGGACGGTAACGGGCAATAAATGCGTCCTCTGTGCGGGCCCGCAGCGCGGTGGTGGTGGCCTCACCGAAATCATCGTCGTTTCCGGCACGCTGCCCCGCCACCTGGTAAACAGAAAACCGCTCCCGGATACTCTTCTCCGTATCGCAGGAAAGGATGTTTTCCCCGAGTACCAGCGCGGTATGTGCCCGCGTTGAGCCAATACCACCAATCACCAGCCTGCCGTGCGGGTCGTCATAAGCCAGCGCCTGCTGCTGACCGAGTATTTTGTTGATTACCTCAATCACCGTTTCACCGTGATCAGGCTGAACATCAGGAATAACACCCGACGGCGCACCGCTGTTCACCACCTCAATGCCGAAAGGCGCAGCAAGCGCCTGCGCAATCTGCACCAGCGAGCGTCCGTTAAACTGTGTCGGTTCGGCTGCACAGTCAATCAGGTCAGCCGTCAGACTACGTCCGGCAATACCGGTGCTGACCGAACGGGCATCGTAACGAACGGGAGTCGCCTCCACCCAGCCGGTGATCACCAGCTCATCACCAATCAGCACTTCCACTTTTGAACCGTTTTTAATGCGCGGCTGAAGCGTGGTGATACCCTCATCTCCCGGCCACTGGCGAGTGATCTCCACACTGAAATCCCGCGCCAGTCGTTCAACACCGGCACCGATGCGCACCGATGTCCAGCCATTCCACTCCCGGCCATTTACCCGTAGCGTGACGTTATCGTTCATTACACTGGCACCTTCAGAGGGATCACCGGCACAAATCCGGGATGCGTAATGGCATTACGCCGGATAATGTCCGCGTCACGCGCCGCGTTATCAAACCAGGTCGCCGCCAGCACCAGCGCGGGTAAAACCTCATCCGGCGTGCGCTGAATGATCCGTGCAGACTGTTCAAGGCGCGTGTTGATATCCGCATTCAGATCTGCTTTCACCCGGCGCAGCGCCAGAAACAGCGCATCACTGGTTGTACGGGACAACTCCTTATCAATTGCCGTATTCAGTGTGTCGCGAATGTCAGTCAGTTCTTCCCACGTCGGCAGGTCAACTGTGTTTTTCACCGTCGGTGCATTGTTCAGTGCCGGATGCGTGACGGAAGGCCAGCCAGTGCTCTGCGCAGGTGTTGTTGCCTGCCCCACTGCGGCATTCTGCATCACCGCGGAAGTTGTTGGCGCAGGCAATCGGGTGACGGCATACGCCGCTTCGCTGATTGCGGTCGTACGAAGGGTGCTGGCAACCACGTTACGCTGCTGCGTAGCCGTGGCGGTGGTTTTACTGTCCGTTTTCCAGACGCCGCGCGGTTGCAGATCGCTGCCGAGGCTGACACCGGAAAGCGTTTTGATCATGGTGACCAGGTCGCTGGCGTTACCATAAAGGCGTTTCCCGGTACGCCACATTTTCTGCACCTGCTCAACGAAATTTTTGCCTGACGATGGCGGCGGCAGAAGTACCGAGATATCCCCCTGCAACAGCCTGGCAGCATCCGATACGGCAGAATCCACCACTTTCATCGCATCAGAAACATACCCAAGCATTGTGCTGACATTACCGACGACGTCGTTCTGCACGAAATCCGCCACGCCATCGATACTGAAACCTCTGAAGCTGTCACTGATGCAGTCATCCAGTGCAGAACAGGATGACATCAGCGTCTGCGCCGTCGCCGCACCTGAAGTGGGGTAAGAGAGTTCTCCCGCTTCGACAAACTTCAGGTCAAAGCGGACAATACGCCCTTCACTCTTCGATGTGCTGACCCGAACTTCTCCGTCAACACAGACTTTCAGCTCACCGTATGTCGGATGGACAAGCGTGCCGGGACCGGGTTTATTCAGCGCGTCAATCAGGCGATCGCGCTGGTCAAAGCAGTCATCTCCCACCACATAAGCCGTGATGGACGGGCGAAAAGTGATTTTCCCCAGGTCTTCGGTATAGGGTTTGTCGCGGTTCGGGTATTCATGTGTTTCCACACGGCGACCGGTTCCCGCACTTTCTTCTTCAACCTTAAACGGCACGCCGCGAAATGACGCGTCCTGAAGTCTGTCTTTCCACGTCATATAAGTCCCATATTTATTATCAGTAGTAATATTTACTGGTAACGATAAAGGCTCTAATTCTTCATACTCATCCGATACGGAAGCTGCGGCACCGCAAAAAGAAATCTACAACACTACTGCTCGACAGCTGTTTAAAGAGTATGAAGAAAATGAAGTCGCTACCGATGAACAGTTAAAAGGTAAATTAATCGCCGTTAGAGGTATCGTACAATCCATTGATAAGGACTTTACTGACTCTATAATTATTAAATTCAGAACTGAAAATGAATTCATGCCAGCAAGAATGGAGATGCAAGACTCTGAAAAATCAACAGCTGCTGCTCTTAAAAAAGGAGAACAAGTAACTGTTATTTGCGGAAAAATGTCCAGAATTGTCGGCTCCCCATCAGGCCGAAATTGCGTGTTCGCACAGTAAGTTCAGGGAGGGCGGCCCTCCCTGTTCGTCTTTACCTAAATCTGGTGTACCCAACATCGTGATTAATATCAATGCCACTGGAACGTGTTTCCGTAACCCGCATACCTGGTGGCATATTCATAAATGAAACCTTGATCTCGCCATCAACTTTTGGCGCAGAAGCTTTGTTAATCATGAAGGGATTCGGGCCTGTGGCATCGGAGGCGTTGTTTGACTGAGCCGGATCCACCGCCGGATAAGGTGTGTATCCCCGCGCCGGTATTCCCGTCCCATAAGCATCATAAGCACCCGCGCCCCACTGCGCAGAGTTAATGGCATCGACCGTGTCACCGGAACTGTCGGTAAACCACTCAATAATTGGCTTCAGCTTGTCCCACATATCCTGAAACCACTTAACAACCGGTCCCCAGTTATTGATCACCATCCCCAGCGGCGACCAGGCAAAAACTTTCTTAAGGAGTTCCCAGCCAGCCTCAAAATAAGGACCAATGGTTTCCCAGAGTTTCTTAAAATAAGGTCCGACAACATCCCAGTTAGTGATAATTAATCCCGCAGCCAGGGCTATCGCCGTCGCAATCATGCCAATCGGCGTCATCGACATGATCCTGCTGACAATACTGATGGCACCGCCAACGCCCATCAATCCCAGTTTCAGAATCGCAAGACCGGCAGCAAGCCCGACGACGCCGCGAATAACCCGGGGATTTTCATCCGCAAACTTCGTGAATTTCTCCCCCAACTCCCCCAGCCACTGCGTGATATTTTTGGCGTCACCAGAAAATGCGCCGCCAATAGCTGCAAGACCGTTAGTTGCGGTCCCCGTCATTGCCTCCCACAGGTTGGACAGCGTACCAAGCTGAGCCTGAACACGTTTATTCAGGCTGGCCTGTTTATTCATCTTCTGCTGGATCTGATCGTAGCCATCCTTTCCTTTATCGATTAGTGCATTGACCACCTGAAGGGTTTCGGCATCATCACCAAATATTGCCTTAAGTACGCCTGTTCGCTTAACGTCGGTCAGTTTTCGCAGCTTTGCCAGTTGCCTGAACATGTTATCAAGACCGCCAAAACTCCCTTTGCCGTCAGTAAAATCGAGCTGTACCCCGAGTTTCTGGCGGGCCATGATTTTATTGACGTCCCTGATTTTCTTAACGCTTAATCCGGACTGGATAACTTTTCGCAGGGCGTTACCTGCCGACTCCCCGTTCATCCCCATCTGATCCATCATGACGCTGATGGGGGCAAGGCTCTGTGCAGCCTGAAGACCGTCCTTGTTCACCATCTTCAGAACAGAGCTGGTTTTAGTGAAGAAGGACAACATGTTGGTATCGTCAACACCCAGATAAAACGCCTTCTGGATAGTGTCGAACAGCCCCATCATGTCTTCTGACGCCGTTCCGGTAGCATCCTGCATCTTTGCAGCAAACTCAGCAGCCGCTTCCGGTGTTTTTTTCAGTTGTACCGCAAGATAAGCTGTCGCTTTACCCACACCGCCAAGAATGTTTTCTGCCGGGATCCCCTGACGCACCAGCATCTGCATCATGTTCTGGAAATCAGCCGTTGTACCGGGTAGCTGGTTACCCAGGCCAATAGCCAGTTTATTGATGTCCTGAAAGCTCTTTCCAACCTCGCCGTTCGCATCCATCATGGCGACTTTCAGCCCGGTGGCGGCGTTTTCCTGATCGGCATAAGATTTCAGGGAAAGCGTCAGACCCGCTGCCAGTCCGCCACCAAGCGCCAGCCCACCCTGTGACGCTTCTTCCGCCTGGCGTTTAAATCCCCGGATTTTCTTTTGCATTTTCGACAGCGCGGGAGAAAGCCTGTCGACACCGGTGATCAACGCCTTAAGCTCAAATTCCGCCATGTGTGCGTTTCTCCTGCTCTATCCTGTTTGCCTGACTGACCAGCAAGGGAATTTCACTGATCGGCATATTCAGCAATTCGAAAGGATTAATGCGCCAGTAGCTGGCGCAGTCAAAGAAGCGATCAGTGAGGTATTCAGCCGTCAGGCCTGGAGGAAAAAACCAGCCACAAGCCACGCCGCTGCATTCAGGTCTGCCGGAGACATCTGGTCGACAGAGCTTTGCGGCACTTTCGCCAGCCGCACAATGTATTTCGACACCACATGCGCCAGAAGTCTGACTGACTCATCCTGATTCATCTGGTAGGGATACCCCAGCTCGCGGACATCCTTCCCGGTGGGTTCATCAAACTCCAGTACGGAGAGTGTCTCGCCATGAGCAGTAATCGGTTTCTTTAACTCAAGCTCTTTCATTACTGGTAATCCCCTTCTTCACCGTGGAACTCAAGATCAACCGTGCCTTCTTCGGCATTATGGTTCGCTTCGCCGTGCAGCCAGGCAGACGACAGTACATAGACCTGACCGTTCGCCAGCTCGGCAGTGATGGTCATCTCATCAGACGAGGTGATTTTGCTTACCGGAAAATTCTTCGGCACCTTGAAGGTCCCTTTGACATAAGGCGCACGGTGAGTTTCCTTGCGGTCCACTGAACCGTCCAGGCCGATGATGTCATCGTTAACCGTTTTGTTCATGGGCACCTCAATGCCGCCGGTCAGCGATAGCTGCTGACCGTCAATTTTGAAATAACAGGTTCCCCCGATACGGGCCATTATGCAGACTCCTCTGAATACTGAAGACGGAACTGATTAACCACGGCAAAGACACGCAGCTGGTTAACATAGTCAGGCGGGAACAGCGTGTTCAGGCGGTTCGGATCGCTGGCATCACGCTCCACAACCAGGTACTGCTTAAACAGTTCGTAGTTTTCCACGATCCCCGCACGCTCAAGCTGACGGTAGGTTGCCAGCAGTTCCCCTTTGATCACCGCCGGGGTGACAATCGCCTGACCGGGACCAAAGCGGGTACCGTCACTGGCAAGCTTGTGACGCCCGTACTTACTGGTAATGACGGATTTCAGTTTGCGCAGTACATACGCGCTGGTATGCAGCGTCTCACTGTCGAGGTAACTGTTATCCGCAACCCCGTAAGCGTTTTTCCTGTACGTGGTGACATCACGCTGAATGCGTAGTACCCCGCTTTCGACATACGCCGTTGCCACGCCATGAGACAGCAGGGTCTGTTGTTCGGTCATCGTGAACCGTTTCCCCTTCGGCGCAGGCAGCATACCCACCAGCTCACCGGTCTGCGTGGGACGTGCCGGATCGTTGCGGATAAACACCGCTGCGCGGGCGGTACGGCTTGCCGCCAGCTCGTCGGCAGGCGTCTGGGTCTCTTTTTCGTACCCCGCCAGGGTAATGTGCTGCTGGTTAAACTGGTCACCTGCGGTCACCAGTTCTGACAGCGTGCCGATCTTTGCCGTATACACATGACCATACAGCTGACGCGCATAGCTCCAGCGACCGCTGGTATCGTTCATCTCGGTCACCAGCGTGTTAACGGAGGCCGTGTCGTTGAACGGCAGGCCGATATAATCAAACGGCTCATCCGCCATTGCAGCCACCGCGCCGGTGAGAACCGGAGCACCCGTTCCGGCGGTACCCGTCGCCACGGCAATCTGTACGCCCGCTGGCAGCACTTCGCCCCCACCAAAGCCGTAGTAATTGAGGCTGACAGGAATTTCATTCCCACAAAGCCCCTTATGACGCGCGGTCAGTGTGACCACGCCTGCCAAAGATGAAGCCGTAAACGGCAGGGTCGGAACGGCATTGATGGCATCCTGGATACTGCTGGCAATCATCGTGACGTTATCGCCGTTAGTCACCGGTGCCTGCACGCGGGTACGTCCTACATACACATTCACCGTGCCGGTTTCGGTTGCCGCCCCGGTCACCGTCAGCGTAACTGTTGCCGCCGCACCTGTGGATTCAGGAACGGCAATCACATACAGCTCGCCAAACGGGTCAGTCTGGCGATAAGCCTCGACCATACGCGCCAGCTGACTTCCCGCACCACAAATCTGGCGTGCATAGTCTGCCGACGACATCAGTACCAGACTGTTGGCAACAATCTCTGCACCGTTATTGGCATGACCAATCAGCAGCGATGCTCCGCTGTCCTGTGCAGTATTCGCCGCCTGGTTATCCATTTCCGCATAAAACAACGGAACCAGCGTATTCGACGGAATGGTGTTAAAGCTTATCGTCATCGGTGTTCACCTTTTTATTCACGCGCCGGATATCACCCGCTGCTTCACGGCGCAGCCAGTAGTTGTTCTCGTCAACATTTCGCCCTTCGGCGGGCAAAAGGTCGCCGCGGGCAGGGTCAGGCACTGACCGCCCTTTAACAGGTTTGACAAACATGAGGATCCTCAGGAAGGAAGGGTTATTTCGGTGTGATGTTCGATATCGCCGTCAGGCCCGTTACCGGGCTCGAGATAATCAACATCAATCGCCAGCGTTTGCAGTTCATCCAGACTGTTCAGATCATCCTGCTGGCGGGTATCGTCTTCAGTCAGCTCGCTGATGACCGAAAAATCGAACTGATAAATCAGCTCATGACGATTCAGATCCAGCAGCGTGCCGCCGTCATAGGTAATCGGGTTACCGCACGCTTCCGGGTTCCAGCCCAGCAAGGCCTTAAAGAGCATCTGCCGGACATCGTCCACCACATCATACGAAGCAAACTGACCGAGCTCATCACGCCCGTTACTCAGTATGACAACCACGGAGAAGCCCTCTTTCAGCTCCTGCCAGTAGTCGGTCTGGCTTTTGTTTTCTCCCGGAGAGTCATCACCCGGTACCACATACGCCGCCGGGAGTCTCAGCTTTCCGACCTCCGGCAGATTTTTGAACTGTGCCGCGCCTGCCACCCGGTTTTCAAAATACGGGCAGCGGGCACGCAGCGCAGCAATAACAGGCGTCAGTTTCATCTGCGTCGTCGCTCAGGCTTCAGTGATTTACGTAATTCTCGCGCCAGAAAATAGCGTGTCCAGCTGCGGTTCTTTTCAAGCGTTTCCACCATAAAGTTATTACGTGGAGCCAGCCGCCAGCCGCTGCCACCGGATGCACCACGATGATGACTACGACGACGTTTTGCTCCTCCCCGGACACCAAAAAACAGAAACGCCGGATAGAAGTCACCAGAGATCATCCGGTTCCCCTTCCCGTTGCGCTGGTTAGGGGCAATGCGTGTCATAAAACCGGCTCGCTTTTTACTGGCTCTCGGCACCATGTAACCAATCGAACGAGCCAGGCGTCCGGTCTGATAACCGGGGTTTTCACCCGGTGCCGACCGCGCACGGCGCATCACCAGCCGACGGGCATCACGCATATGACGCTGCCCAATCGTGACAAACGCCCGCCGGACACGGGCGCGGTTAAAGCGCATCTCGGCGGGCTGCTGAACATCAACGTGAAAAAAGGGAGTCGCCATTGCTGCCTCCGTGACTCTGCGTAAATTCGCCCAGTTCCGTACACTCCAGCAGCAGAAAGCGCCGCGCCCCGTTCAGATCGCGCTGACGTTTCACCCGGTACACACTGTCATCACAGACCACCTCATAATCAGCAGTGATCCCGCGGCGGTAGCGAATGGTGATGTAATGGGTGATGGCGTCCCCGGTCTGCGCGGTTTCCTGCCAGGTGGTGGCACTGGTCTGGATAACCTTCGCCCATGCCCGGAACGCAACCGGGTATTGAGGCTCCACGCCAAAGTTATCCGCGGGCATATCCACCCGCTGGCGGATCAGGACGCGTTTATTCAGTTCGCCGGGGTCCGGCAGTATGTAGGTTGCGCTGGTCTGCGCCTGACGAATTTTCATAGTGGTATAAGGCGATAAGGAGCAACCAACCAGTTAAAACTCATTGGCAACTCCATTTTCTCAACGTCTGTAACCGTTGAGCGGTTTTCGTAGAAATGGCTGACAAGTAGCAGAAGTGCCAGCTTCACATCATCAGATATCACAAGCCCATCAGGATCATCCGCAGGCCTGTCATCTGCGGTTGCATACAACTTACGGTTAAGGAAGTTTTCCGTACGACTCTGAGCGGCCTTACCAAGCAGTTCAAGCAACTCATCTTCATCAGAGAAATCATCATCCAGACGGAGCTGAAGCTTAATCTCTTCCATTTTTAACAGCATAAAACCTCCTGTGCCCGCCAGAACGCGGGCACAAAAAAACCGCATTACGCGGCGTGCTGTATTACGTAAAAAGACTAATCAACCACCAACGCTACCTTTCCCCACCAGCGCTTTAATGGCAGAGGTGTCTTCCAGGATACAGTCAAAACGATGGAAGGCCAGAAAACCGGTCTGATCATATTCCGCGTAACGCTCAACCAGACGTTTAAGAATCATGTATCGCACACGACGGATAATGAAGCGATCAAAGTCACCACAGAACATGAATTTTTTACCCGCCCCGATATCATCAATTTCCTGATCAATGACATACGGTACATTCAACACTGAAGCAGGTGCCACACCAACAATATCCGGCAACCATAAAGGGCGTCCCTGACCGTCTTCCATCTCACTGATCAGTTTCAGCGTATTATCGTTAAACGCCAGGCGGAATTTCGGTCCGCGACGATATGCAGGATCAATGCTGTGTTTCAGAGCCAGAATTTCCTGCCACTTCACCGTATTTGCCGCGGCAGTCTGTGTTGTGCCGGTCACAGATGCGACCAGCCCTTTGGGTTGTTTAGGCGTACCAGCACCAGTTCCCTGAATCAGATAACGGGCTTCACCACGACCAATACGTTCAGCAATGCGACGGGCAAGATAAGCTTCCATATCGATCGCACTGTCCTGCAGCAACTCATTAGACACACGAATTATTTTCGATGTCATTTTGAGCGCCCCAAGGCTTCCCATACCGAAATCGGTGTCTTCTTCACCGGCTTCTTCATTTTCGCCCAGCAGAACACCAACTTCGGAAGTACCATCAGCTGTTGCCCACTCCATAGTGCGACCGTCAGAAGTGGTAAGAATCTGCGCCACACTGGCGATGCCACCGTAGGATTTCATCTTCTCAACAACTTTCGCCAGGAATGTTTCTGGTACGGTATATCCGCCCTTTTCATCCTGAGCTACGCCCTGGGCACGAAGTTCACGCAACGCCTTTCGTTCTTCTGATGTCAGCTCACTGGCACCGTGACGCATCCACTTATCAAAAACCTGAGCTCGTTTCTCATCCTGTTGTGGATTGTTTTCCGGATCAAGATTCTGACGCTGCTCTTCCTCATTGCTTTCAATGTACGCCTGATCCTGACGACGCAGTTCTTCTTCGCGTGCAATTCGTTCATCAAGCGCTTCCAGTTCGGATTTTGCTTTGTTCCACTCAGTGCGCTGCTCTTCCGTCCATGCGTTATCACCAATTTTTTCATTCAGGGCGCGCATGTCAGTTGCGATAGTATTACGTTTCTGTTTCAGTTCATGCAGTTTCATGATGTTTCCTTTACGCGTTAAGAAGGGTCAGGACGCGTTCACGCGCCATACGTTGATTAATGGCTTTCTGTAGCGCGCCGCTGTTGCGCGCCTCCTGCCATGCTTTCATGGAGCGAACAGCCGAGTCAGCCTCCTGATAGGCAGGATATGTCACAGGACTGACATCCAGCAGACGGGAAAAGCGGGTTATCTCGCGAATAACAACCCCGTCCTCATCCTGATACCACTCCTCGCCGTCACGGGCGACACGGAAAGCAAAAGATGACTGGTTAATATCTCCACGTTGCATCGGGGCCAGCACCAGATCACGAATGGTCTGTGTCTCCGGAGCCTGGATGTCATAGCGCAATCCGCGCTCATCAACTGAAAGATTCAGCGTGCCTGCTGCACTACGCCCAAGAATAAAATTAGGATCGTGGTTAAACAGTGCGCGTACATCATCACCAAGCACATCGTCAAAAGCGCCGGGCCGGATGATTTCGCGGAATGAACCAAATATCAGCTCAGAACGACAGTCAAACACCGATCCATAACCGATAATGTGCGCAGGGTTATCGTCATGCCGCTCAGCACGCACCTCACCGCTGTAACAACGGATTTCACGGTCATTCATTGGTTTTTCCCTCATCATTTTTTGGGGGCTTAAAATCTCCTGCCGGGTTAGCAGCATTCACGCTTACCAGCATCTCATCCAGCCCTTCAACCGGATTCATATCCTCGAATGCGCGGGCTTCATTACGGCTCATCCATCCATCGGTAATAGCGAAGTGATAGAATTGCGCGCGCTCCTGCGGAGTTCCGCGTAAAAGCCCCGTCAGATTGAACCTAACGTAATACCCGGCGGCTAACTCAGCGCGGGTAAACAAGCGACGGTTAAGCTCCTGCTCCCAGTTCGTTACCCACGGCATCATCGTGTAGCGGACAAACTGAATCGCCTGCGCAGAAATATTGGAGAAGGTGGCTTTTTCGAGGTCATTAATCATGTGCGCAGGAATATTGAAAATACCGGCAATCATTGAACGGTTCAGTTTCATCATGTCAATGATCTGAGCGTCAACTGGCGACACAGTCAGTGCCTTGTAATCCAGATCGGCTGGCAGCAGCATGGTTTTGTTTTCCTGGCTGCGTAACGCCTGCGATGCCTTCTGCCACTGATCTTTAAGCCAGCCCCAGCTGTCCTTATTGAGTCCGCTTTTAACGGATACTATCCCCGCCGGACGGGCATTACCGCTGAAGAAGCTTTCTGTGTATTTCTGACCGCTCATCCCCATGCCTATTGTTTCGGCATGTTGCATAATCGGACTCAGCCCCATCTTCTGATTATTACCCAGCGCACGGATGTGGATCATATCGTCGGGGCTGATCGCAAACGCCCCATATTCGTTGTACAAACCGTAGGTGTATCGGCCACCAGTATTCATCAGCGTCGTTTCCCACGGCATACAGCAATCCAGGGATATGACTTCACCGCGACGATTACGTTTCACCCAGGTATACCCATTCCCCCAGCCAAGGATGTGACGTTGCTTCAGTTCGCGCCATTTGTAACTGGTTTGCCAGGTATTGGGCTCATCATGAACCAGATAAAACGCCGGATGATCGCGTGCGGGCTCAACCTTCCCATTGTGCCTGCGCATAACATGCAACGGCATCTGGGCAAGGCTGGAAGACAGGACATAGATACAGGAATACACCGCAGCCAGTTTCATCGCAGTTTCAGGACTGACATAAACGTCTGTCCGGAACAGCCCATCAGTATCAACGGCATCCCCGGTTATCGGGGTGGAAGGATTCTCCAGTGATTTACTTCTGAACAGAGCATCAAGCAGCACGCGTCCCCCTTCTGGCCATAGCCAGTGCGCCCACCAGCAGTAAACCGCCGGACAGCATCAGAGCCGGAGCCATACCAAACTGCAGGTAAAACCCGCACGTAAGCAGGCCAAAACCAGCCAGCCCGATAACATCAGCAATTAGTGATTTCATAGAATTAAGAGAGCATCGTCCGGATCAAGAGATGAGAGGAAATCGTCGGGTTCTTTGAGCATTGCCCGACCGATCGCCATAATCAGCGCAACCGCACCATCGATTTTGTTTTCCGCCTGCTCCTTGACAGGCTTCACCACATCATCGTTACCCGGAATGGTTTTGCCGACCACGTTGCCGATACACCAGGTCATGATGGGATTGCCGTCATGATGAAAGCGCCCCGATTCAATCGCCGCTTCCAGCTCTTTCATCGGATCGGACATGTTGGTGTAGTTCTGAATGATGGTGATGGGGTTCAGGTCTTCATCAGCAAGGTCATGCGACAGCCCGGTCGCCCCGAAGGGGTCGATGGGTGACTCACTGACCGGGCTGATTTTGTTCGCCGCTTTGGCCTCCTCGAGGATGTACCGATAATCCACCTCCGCACCAGCGGTAACAGTCAGAACGCCCATTTCCACCCATTTCTGAAAGCGTTCGGCTGTCCGGCGATCTTCATTTTTCTCGACGCTGTACACCGTGTCATACGGTACCCAGAAACGCGGGGCCACACTGTAGTAATGCGTTTTACCGTCAATCTCGCGGGTATAAAGTCGCGCCATGCTGTTCATATCCAGCTTACGCGCCAGGTCAAAGGCCAGAATGCACGGCTGCCCCTCGAACTGCTCAAGGGTCAGTGATTTATCCTCGCAGCTCTGCCAGCTCACCAGGTTGAAATACGCCGAACGCGCCGACACCCAGATATTGAGGTGTTTTGTTTTAAAGACGTTTGCCAGACGGGCGTTATTTTTCGCACGCTGCTGCTGACTTAACAAAAATTCGCGATAAACCGACACGCCAATATTTGGATTGGCTTTTTCCAGCACCTGCGGGTCGGTCCAGTCGTCACCTTCATCAACGGTATAGATGATCCCGAACAGTTCATCGTTGGGTACCGAACCGTTGAGCATCTCGATAACTTCCCGCCGCTTGTCGTAGCACGGCCCCTCAATGTTGTACCCGGCGGTGGTGATGGCCCACATCAGTGGCTGACGTCGCGCCCCCATCCCGGTAAGCATCGTGGTATAAAGCGCATCGGTGGCGTGCTCGTGATATTCATCCACCACCGCACAGTGGGGTGATGAACCATCACCAGGGTTACCGATCAGCGGTTCAAACCGCGCACCATCCTCCGGACGGTTCATGTTTGAGGCGTTAACCTCAATCCCGAACGCTTCCGTCAGCATGGGTGTGCGTTTACACATCAGTCGTGCCGGACGAAAGACTTCCCATGCCTGTTTCTCCGTCGTGGCACCGGAATACACTTCCGCGCCGAACTCGTTATCACAGGCAAAACAATACAGGGCGACACCGGCAGAGATTGCCGATTTGCCGTTCTTACGGGGGATTTCGGTATACACCTCCCGGAAGCGGCGCAGCCGGGAGCCTTTATTGACCCAGCCAAACGCGCAGCAGATCACAAAGAGCTGCCACGGCTCCAGCGTGATGGGCATCCGTTTGAATGCCCACTCACCCTTGGTGTGCGGCAACAGCTGAATAAATTTCGCGGCCCGTTCAGCCAGGTCCTTGTCGAAGCGGTAACGAAACGACTTACTTTTTTCCGCCATCAGGTCATCAAGATGGCGCTGGCAGGCCTGAATCACAAACTGGCAGGCCACAATCTTTCCGCGCACGACATCACGGGCATACTGATTTGCAGCATTTACGTTGGGGTAAGATTTCCGGCTCATGATTCGATAATTTTCAGAAACGGGTTAGTGGCTTTCTTCTGCCCCGCCAGGCCAATCAGACGCTGGCGGCTGCTGGGGTCGAGTCCGAGCATTGCCCCCGTACTGCTCATCTCGGACTCCTGTTCTTTTTTGGCGGTCAGCTCCGGATTTTTGACCATGCCGCCCATTGCACCGGTGATGGTGTTGCCCTGTCTGGCAATATTTTTCACGGCACGTCGCCAGAACTCATAGGCCACGCACCACCGCTCAAGCACCGCGAGGTCAGTCACGCACAGCAGGCCCTGACCGCAGAGTTCTTTGGTTGTCAGTTGCCACATGATCGTGGCGAGAGGGAGATCTTCTTCAGCGAACCACTCCGGTGGCTCAACACCTTTGATGGGCGTAAAAACAGGTTCATCTTTGTTCAGGGCTCGCTTGCCGGGGTTTCCGGCCAGCGCCTTGCGCGCCGTTGGCTTGGGGCGACGCCCGGAACGCCCCGCCGTTCCAGCCATATGCGGCACTCCTGGTTAAATTTCATTTTTCGCGGGTATAAAAAAACGATGGGGCGGGCAGTCCGGAAGACGTCAGGCCGCAGGGATTTGACCCGCCCCTCCCCTCAGGAAGTTGAGAATTATTATCACTTCAACCGTTCACGGGCCGTCTTCGCCTTATGACACAGCCAGCACAGACTCTGCAGATTACTGTCAGCATCAGTGCCGCCATGCGCTTTAGGGATGATGTGGTCAACAGTTTTCGCCTCACGCACCACACCAGCACGCAGACATAACTGACACAGGCCTTTGTCACGCTTCAGGACACGCGCGCGGATACTGTCCCACTTCGAACCGTAGCCGCGCTGATGACGGGATTGTCCAGGTTTGTATTGCTTCCAGCCTTCGCCTTTGTGTTGTTCACAGCAGCCAGATGGATTTATAGTTGTTTTGCCGCACCCTCGGACCCGGCAGGCTTTAGGAGTTCGTGGTGGCATAATTTCTATCTCTTGTACGATTTTGAAAAGGGCAATTACATGAATCAAGAAATAATTACCGAATTAGAAAAAGAAATTGATGAATTAAAGCTTGAGACCTCTGCAAATCGCGTAATGATTAAAATCATCATGAAATATATTTCAAACACTTCTGGGATGGATGTTAATACTATTTTTCAAGAAGTCGTTGAGGCGATAGCCCCTAATGATATTTCTCCTGAAAATACACCAGAAGAAATTGAACGACTACAGCAATTCAAAGAAAAGTTATTATCTTTTGGTCACGAATAATAAATAGGCGCCTTCTAGGCGCCTGAAAATACTACATACCACACTCCCTCAATGATCGCTCCAGTAACGTGGATATTTTCTTAGAGCATATCCCTGCTCCCCTCAACCGTAAACAATGTGTAATTACACCATTAATGAGCGACTGGTACGCGCAACCTTGAGCTCTCTGGGATATCATGGCTGCTGCTATGGCACTACTTATTAAGGTTTATCCGTTTACTGACACTCTCTGCTTCTATTTTTCGAATAGAAGTTTTATCCCGATTACAGTTAGTCAGTGCTGACAACAGACTCACATTCAAATCCAGACTGCCTCCATAGGTCAGCGGATCGGGAATGGCTGGTTGCGGGGTTTCAGCGGTCAGACTTGCCGGTAGCGGTATCACCGGAACTTGTACGTAAACTGTCCGCGTATTTCCGCAACCGGTCAGCAGCGGCAGCAGGCACAGGACGTGAAGCACAATCATCATCCGCAACAGCCATTTTGATATCTTCCTGGGTTCTCTGTGACTCCTGTGAGATCTGCTGTTTTGCATGCTGGTTAGCCTCCAGAACTGTATTGACGATTTGCAGTGATTGCAGGACGTTATTGGTAATAGCGGTTGCCGATTCGGCATTTTGTACAGCCTCATCAGCACGTTTCTTTTCGCGCTGGTATTTGCTGTGGTAGTGGTTAGCTGACCAGACGAGAGAACCGAATAAAGTCAGGAGGAAAGCAGAAATAACCAGCTTATAGCGAAGTTTCATTAACCACCCCGCCAGCTTCTTTGAATTTGGCAATCAGACTATCGATCTTGTGTTCATACTGACCGTAGCCAGCACCGGGCAATGAAGCCCAAATATTGCTGCAACGGTCGATTGCCTGACGAATATTGCCACGGTCAATCATCGGTAAAGCGCCACGCTCTTTAATCTGCTGCAGAGCTACAGCGTCCTGGCTTTCTGGAGAAAAATCTTTCAGGCCAAGCTGTTTACGGTAAGCATCCCACCAGCGTGAAAGAAGCTGGTAACGTCCGGCGGCTGTTGACTTGAGTTTCGGGTTTAGCGTGACAAGTTTGCGAGGGTGATCGGAGTAATCAGTGAAGAGTTCACCACCGACAATAACGTCATAACCGTGGTTACGTGTCGGTTGTCGTCCGTTATCCGTTCCTTCTGACCAAGCCACCATATCAAGGAAAGCTTTACGCTGGGAATTTAGTACCTGCATAAATTACTCCTTAGAGCCACCAAATTTGTTACCGATTACTCGCATTGCAGCCCCACGAATAGCATCGACACCGATCAGCCCCACGCCACCACCAATGGCAACAGAAAGCGATTTAGGCCATCCGACATACTCAAGAGCGGATGCAAAGGTCAGCGTCAGAGCGCCACAGAGCAAAATCTCGAGCGTTTTTCGCTTCCAGCCACCACTACCGCCAAAATAGGCGATGCGCAAACCAGCCATAACGATCGACATAATCACTGCCCCCAGCGGTGTGTCTCCACGCCACCAGCTCTGAAACAACTCCAGCCAGTCCGGCCAGGTATTTGGGTTATGAGGCATTTCGTCATCTCTCACCTCGCGATATTTGCGGGTGCTGTGTTGGAAATAAAAAGGCCACGCAACGTGGCCACCAGAATTATTTCCCCACCAGTTCACTTACCTCTTTCACCGTCTGATTAAACCGCTCTGACTCAAGTTAAACACCTAACGCCCGACGCCCCAGCGCCATTGCTGCTTTTATTGTGGAACCGAATCCCATAAAGAAATCAGCAACCAGATCACCAGGTCGACTACTGGCATTGATTATTTGCCTGAGCATATCCGCCGGTTTCTCGCACGGATGTTTACCCGGGTAGAACTGAACGGGCTTATGCGTCCTGACATCGGTATAAGGCACGGAGACTGATACGGAGAAATAGCGCCGGTGAGATTTAAACTCATCCAGCAATTCAGAAGATTTGCAATTCAGTGAATCATGAGATACCACCAACTGGTGGTAGGATTGTCTCAACTAGTGAGCTTTATACATTTAAGTGCGATGCACAGATAATAACCACGCCAATGGAATATCACACACAAAATTGATAGAACACTAACAATAAGCCACAAAATAATTCACAATTTATTTTTACAGTGGATAAGTAGCAAAGTAGTGAATGTGAATAACGGCTAACTAAGATGAAACAAAAAGCCCCACAATATGTGGGGCTCCTTCGCGATTTATAGTAAAATAATCGATTCTCTAGCTGAAAAAATCTTTAAAAATTATCAGCAATACGCAAGTTTTTTACCGTCATCCGGTACTAGTTTGATCACTACACCAGGATTCTTACGCTCTAACATCTGAGTTTGACTCCATGTAATACCAAAGGTTTCCATTGGAGATGCATTGCCAGCAAAGAGTTCGGCGACGACTTTAGCTGCCTCAATCTCTATCTGCTCATGATGTTTCATAAAAATCCCCTTGTTCAGCACTAAGCTGTAGTTGCTTCTTTGAAGCATAAAGGCAACAAAGTTTGTTACCTGAAGATGTATAAAGTAAAGCGTAGTACATTTTGTGTGTGCTTTGTGTGGATCCAGATTGCATCAACTAAAAGAGGTTTTCAATACTTTTGTAATGATTCTGGAGAAATTAAGAATCTAACTCACACTGATTGGTTAGGTAAAACGCTCCTAAGCACCATTGCGCAACCACCTCGTTCGTAATCAGCAATGTACTCAAAACCACTTTCAGTATAGTATCTTATTGCCCCATCAACTGGACTAACTAAAGCTATCGAATCAATAGATTCACCCTGAAGGTTCAGAAATCGTGCATATGCAGAGAAGCAATCCAAAACGATACCAAGCATCTGATGGTCTAGGTCTTCATGTGCATCATTACGTTTTTCCATCCAGCAAATATGCACCGCATTTTTCGGCTTACAGTAACACCCAAATGCAAATCCAATAGGCTCCCCACGATAATAAACAACTAGTTTTATCGGGTGTTCTTCCATCATATCCATAAACACTCGCGACTTTAGTCCGGGATCCCACCGCAGTTTATTGTTAGCCTTGAGGAACTCCATATCTTTTAGTACCAGCTCGTCGGCATATACGAGCCCTAACGACTTATGAGGGAAGCGCCCTTTTAAATACTCTGCAACATTTTTAAATACTGCTGTTTGGAAGGCTTGAAACATCATGTCGATCCAGACGAGACGAAAGTTTAAATTCTACCTACTCGCCGAATACCATTTCAATGCCACACATCTAAAATTCCGAAAAAAAACCCGCACATCAGCGGGTTTTCTACTTTTTATTAAAGCCGGACACACAATGCCTATCATTGAGAAAATATTATCCATTTTTTTTGAAAAATGCAAGCATCATGTCGCCATTTTCGTCGAAAATCATTCATCTCGTCACTTTCCTCAATTGTGTCTCAGCATACGCTTCTTCCTGCCAGCACTTTGTAACCAGTTTATCAATGACATCTGCATATCCTTTGTACCACTGATAATCCGTCAGGTCTGGTACCAGCTTCTGGACATGAAGCCGCGCCAGTGTGGTTGGTAAACGGCTAAACCGGTTTCCATTGCAACGCCCACAAACCTTATAAACAGGCGTGCCATGAAGCCTGGTTCTTTTTTCATCCAGGACAATACCTTTACCCTTACACCCTCTGCACGCTGTGCTGACTTCTCCCTTACCATGACAATGCTGACACAGTTCCTTCACCCACTCTTCCTTGATAACAGATTCCCCGCTTCTGGAGTGTTTCACCACCTCGCGCAATACATCATGAAATCCAGTACCAGCACAATGCTCACAGCGAGCCTTACTTGCCGCAGACCTGGAATAATCAGCAAAGGCAAAATTCACAAGGTAAGGAATGATCTGTAGCCGGGTTTCTTCACTCAATTTGTTCAATGTCGGGTTATCCAGTGCCATCGCGTAATTGAGCAGACCTTCAATCGCAAACTGAGGATCCTGAACACCAACTTTTGCCAGGAATAAGGCAAACCCAAGCGGTGCTTTCGACTGCACCATCCCCTGCGCAGCCATTACATCCGTAATTGTTAAACCACCAGAGCCTGTCGCCGGTGCGTCATCGCTCAATTTTGGAGATTTTGGGGAGTAATATTTCGGTAAGGCTTCAAGGTTCATGCTCGTTCTCCACTTACGCCAGTACGCCTATTGCCAGCGCACGATCGATAAAACGAAATATCAGCTCCAACTGGGAGCCATACTTCTCTTCAAATGCCACGGTATCCGCATGCAGCTCGTCGTGATGCTTTCTGCACAAAGGCAACACAAAGAGGTCATGCGCTTTTGTACCCATTCCTCCCTGACCGTGACCTATCAGGTGGTGGGGATCATCAGCAGGCTTTCCACAACATGCACACGGCTGTGTCTTAACCCAGCGCGTGTACTTTTCATTAACCCAGCGGCGACGTTTTGGGCGTAACATAAAAGACTCCGGCGACTCAGGATCCACTTTCAGCGCCAGCACCTTTTTCGCTTTATCCTGGATGATGCTGGTGGCAGGAACCGAAGGCACAAGGTCACTTTCCCGGGTAACAGACGGCACAACAGGCTTCGGTAATCTAAGTGCCTTACGGGCTGCACTTTCCGGTAAGGCATCCGCCAGGTCATTACGAATCAGCCACCAGCACAGTTCCGGCATTGTCACAACGTGACTGTCATCAAAACCGAGATCCCGACGCACAACAGACAACACCCAGCGGGCACAGTTATCCGTTGCCATTGATTCCAGCCGTTCCGTGAACTGATCGCGCAGCTGGTTATCGCAGTGCCAGCACAGACGGATTGCGCCCGGAGCGTGTCGCATTGTGGTCATGTTCTCGCTGTGCCAGTCGGAATGAGGCCACTGGCAGCCTTTTTCACGAAGTAACCAGCTTTCAAGACATTCCACGCCACCAGCACGACGGATCACTGCCTCATTGCGGAACACGGCCCGAACGGCAGGATCATCCGCCAGCGGTTGTGATGCCGCCGGAACGGCACCACTGGCGAAAGATGAATAACGTTCCGGCTCAGGCTCCAGCAGGACACGCCCCTGCATAAACAGGGGCATCAGCTCTGAACCTGGCCTGAACAATACGATCCCCATACGCGGGGCAATTTCAGGAGTCAGTAGTGCTCTCACGGTCACCTCAATGAACGGTATCGAGCAGCTTTAACAGCTCAGGGAATCGGGATTCGAAGAAATGCGGCTGCGTCTCGCGCGGATTTGCGGGACTGGTGATGTTCTTGCCGAACATGCAACCTTTCGCTGTCAGCGACCAGAATTTTTTGATGTTGTTAATCGCGGTACGGCTGTATCGTTCGCGCTGCTCGACGATCCCCAGTTTCACCATCTGGTGATATGCCTGATTAGCCGTCAGGCGTATACCATACTGTTTCAGCAGTGCACTCAGTGACAGTGTCGGGCGACTTGAGCCATCGTGTGCATCAGCAGGAGCATCAATGGCATAGCGCGGTGCCAGATTCGGTAAGCCAACAGCCTCCTGGAGTTTCTGACAGGCACCAAGCACTGAAGAGTTAGACAGGTTTAACTCCCGGCGCATAAAGTCCAGCAGGATCACGCCAGCCTGCATCTTGTCAGCAGCCTGTCCGGATAATTTTTCCGGTGCGCTGGTTACCATGTCGAAAGTACGGATCACCTTCAGATGGAATGACGGGCTGATCCACATTGCATAGGCATACACCAGTTCTTTGCAGACATACGTCCCCTGGTTATTTCCGCCACGAATAACGTTAACTGACTCTATATTGACCGAGTTGCAAATCTGCAACTCGCTTATTAAACGCTCAGTTTGCTCATTGCGGAGCCAGAATGCAGGCTTATGCTTATCCAGAGAACCAGCAGCCCTGTGCAGATCGTTCAGGCTGTAACGCCCATAAGCATCACGACGAACTTCAATACCATCAATGACCATCAGATTATTCATACTTCGTTTCTCCTCTTGATCAGGCGGCTGCACCCGCCGTTTTCTCGTACTTACTGATAGTGATCTCGACCTTCCCTTCCGGGATAACCGGTCCCCACTCCACCAGCATTCTTTTCACCTGACTGTCGTCTTCCCACACCCCCGCGTGGGTCAGGGCGTCAAACAGCGCCTTGTTATAGTTGTCCAGATCGCGGATCCTGTTATCCGGAGGAAACAACACGATCTCCACTGAAGCAGGTGCCGACGTTGGTTTCGGCAGACGACGTAACTGCTCAACTATTGCTGCGCACGCCGCGCTCTGGAATTTTCGCCCCGCCGCGCTTATCAGGCTCTTACCAGCAAACGCCCCTTTGTTGGGGTGTCGCCAGTACGTGTTCACGCTGGGCGGAAAAGGCAGGATCAGCTTCATACTTTCAGGCCCCTCTCATGTAACCAGTGGGTTGCACGCAGCCTTGCGTTTTCCTCACCGGCAAGCAGTGAGCGGATAATCCCGACCGCCTCGCTGTCGTCGTCCTTCACCGCGGTATGAAGCGTGATGCCCCGGGCCACGCCACGCTTTATCGTGATGACGCCTTTTTTCTCCAGTGCGCGAAGATGCTCCACCGCTGCATTCACTGAACGGTATCCCAGCATGGTTGCCACCTCCTGATTGGTTGGCGGGAAGCCACGTTCTTTCTGATAAGAAATCAGCATATCCAGCACCTGCTGCTGGCATTGAGTTAACGTCGTCATGCCGCCATCTCCCTGACCAGTTTTTCTGCCTGCTGGCGAACCTGCGCCAGAAAGGCCTCACCACATGCCTCAAGTTCATCGCGCCCGATGTAGCTGATTGCCGGTCCCTTCCAGGTCTTGTCGAAAACAGCAATAGCACCAGCGAAGATAGCGCCTGTCGGCACCTGCTTCTCATCCTTCGGGATAAACCAGGCAGGCAGTTCAAAACCAATACGCCCGCGAATAAAAGCAATATGATCTGCATCTTCCGGCCACCACACTTCGCTGGTGGCAGCTTTGATCAGGAAAACATAGCGCCCGCCTTTATCACGCATGGCACTGGCATGCTTCATGATGTAACGCATGCCGGTGATGTATTGCCCCTCATGCTGACTGGCGCGGCTGTATGGGGGATTACCAAAGGCAGCACCTTTAAGCTCCGCAAGGCGTTCTGACCAGTCATGCGCCAACGCGTTGTCTTCCGCCGTGTAATACGCAGCACATTTGGCGTTATCACCGTCAGTAAACAGATCCAGAACAAACGGGCCAAACAGAGTGTTAATTCCCCAGAAAATGTTGTCCGGCGTGCGCCACTGATCGCCCACTTCCTTCAGTTCATGGGCTGGTTTGTTCCGCAGTTCCGCCAGCGCCTGGCAATATTTATTACTCATTAAGCCCCCACGTAATTCCCTGAGAGATACCACTCTTCACCTGATGCAGCCCGCTTACTGCTTTTCCGTAAACACCGTTCACGACGTGCCAGAAAATTGTTTCGTTCTGGCTGGGAGTGGCTTTCACGGAATGCCGCCATCCACACCGTTGCAGCACGACGGTATAAGCCCCTGGACTCCAGTTCTTCCGCTTGGCGGGTCAGGCACAAAATCACCCGCGGGTCGTTAGTGCCGACATAGAAATTGCGCACAGGTCTGGTTTCACGAACTGGTTGCGGTTCCGCCTCCTGCGATATCTCTGTCTGGCGCGGGAAATGTCTGCGTGTATCCCCTTCACAACGGTGAGCCACACGCCCACTCTGACGTAACTTGCTTGCTGACTGCAGAACGCGCTGCCGTGAGTAACCTGCAAAAGCATCCGCAATGTCTCCGGAAGTACACCCCGGATGGGCTTCAATGAATTTCTGAACGTCATTCAAAAGACTCATGCTCACCCCCTGAATCCTGCCGGGATCTGGCTGTAGTCCACATTGTCGTAACTGGCTTTGAAGTACGGGTCTTCGCGTTTTTCTGTGTACGTGCTGACGGACGGCGATAAGCGCAGGGAAAGCTCATCCCATTTTTCCCGCAGCTTCGACGGGCTGAGCACGTTACGGCACCAGAACGGATCGCGGCTGACGCGGCTGTACATCTCGCAGATTTGTTTGTGAGTACGACCATCCTGCACACACATCAGGCGAATTTCGTTTGCCCAGGCTGTCCAGTTCGGTTCTTTGGGACGAACCACCTCGCCGTCACATTCGGCAGCCTGCTCGTACAGGGCGATGATTTTTTTCCAGAGCCACTGTGCGCAGGTCAAATCATCCTGCGTCCCCCACTGGCGCTTTTTAGGGCTGAATACAACCGCATCAGGATGGCGAGTTAAAAAATCCTGTTCATCCGTCTGCGTGTCCGGTTGCGAAGCGTCCGGACGAGAAGTTTTTTTATCTGACGGATCATGTTTTGATTTTACTGACGGATCCCCGCCAGATTCTGACGGGTGAAAACCCGCTTTTTTGCCAGATTTCGACGCATCAAATTTTGACGGGTCAGATTTTGATGCGTCAGATTTTGACGGGTCAGAATCTGACAGTTGAGAAAATGCCGCTGCCTGAAGCTTCGCAACGTTAAGCTGATAAACATTCGACGCATTGCGGTTACCCTGGCGACGCGCCTTACGCGTTAACCAGCCTTCTGCTTCCAGCCGTGCGATAGCCGTTCTGACGGTACTCATCCCCGCGCCAATCTGGCGGGCAATGGTTTCAATTGATGGCCAGCACACACCTTCGTCATTACTGAAATCAGCCAGGCGGGCCATAATTGCCACGCTGGATAATTTCATGCCTGATGCAGCGCAACCATCCCATACATAGCCGGTTAATTTAGTGCTCATGACCGACCTCTATTTCCCTGAATTTACGACGAAACTGTTCGAGCGGGCTGAAACACTCATGCTCATAGCCTTCGCGGAGGTAGATAACCCGTTGTGTTTCCGGCTCCCAACGAATGACTCTGACGGGCACTCCGTAGTGATCTTTGAACCAGCTGTTAACTTGTCGCAAAGGACTGTCTCCTTCTGCCGGTTGAAATCACCCACAGCCCACTCTGCAAAGCTGTGGGTTACAATTTCCCTGTCACCTGGTACATTTACTGCATAGCAATACTCCACCTTCGCTTTTCCACCCGGTACAGGAAGCGCAATCAGTTGCGAGCGACGGTAGTGTGTTGTTAAACTGTTCATGCGTTAGTTTCTCCACAACCAGAAGCAATCGACGCCACGACGCCCGGAGCTGCACACTCGCGGGCGTCATTACTTTCTGAAATGCAAAAGATTTTGTAGACCAGTGCTGCATGCTCCTGCAGCTTCGAAATTGAGAGATACAGCTCGTCGTTAATTGCTGTCTTCTCATGCGGTTCCACTACACCGTCTTCGATTGCTGAACGAATCTGTTTTGAATAACTGCCGATCTGTTCAATGACTTCCAGCAGACGCTGGTTAATATCGGCGTTGTCCACATCCTCGACGTCAGGAAGCGACACAAAGACGCCATTTGCAGACTGCGCCACAGCATCAGCAATGAAGTGAGTGCCACCAGCACGTTGCAAAATCATTGCCCATCCCAGCGGGAAAATCTGATCGCCATCGGCACGAAGGCGGTTAAATAATGCGTTCTCTGTTACATCCAGCCAGTCAGCTGCTTCAGCGTAACCACCCGGCAACTTTGCGATAGTTTTTCTGACAGCTTTCACGTACCACTCAGGCTGTTTTTCTACTTTCCAGTGATGCTTACCCACGGTTAGCCTCATCGTTCTGTGGTTTCTGTTAATCGATTTATCCATTAGATTTTTCATAAAGCTCAGGTTTAAATGGCAACCGTCCGCAAGTTCTATATGCAGCTTCTGCTGCACGTCCTTTTGGAATTAACTGGCCCGGACGGTTTCGCCACTGATAAACGGCTTCAGTTGTTATGCCGAAAAAAGCAGCAACTTTCTCAATACTGCCGAAGTAGCTTTCGATATCGTCAGTTGTCATACGCCCTCCAAACTAAGTTTTGTTAGATGCTAATTACAAATCTATCTTTGGTCAATAAAAACTAAGATTACTTAGTAATTAAAGAAATGGTGCTCCTATGGAAACGGTTGGTCAGCGTATAAAAGCTCTGAGAAGAGTTACCAGAACGTCCCAGAAAGAATTGGGTAAATTTTGTGGAGTAAGCGACGTTGCTGTGGGGTACTGGGAGAAAGACATCAATACCCCTGGTGGGGAGGCACTTTCGAAATTAGCGAAGTTCTTCAATACGTCAATAGATTACATTCTTTATGGTGCTGAGTTTGAAGGCAAACTCGTCACAAACATGCGCAGAGTTCCTGTAATATCGTGGGTTCAGGCTGGGCAGTTTACTGAGTGCAGGGCAGCAGAAGTGTTTAGTGAAGTGGACAAGTGGGTAGATACATCATTAAAGGTTGGTGATAACTCATTTGCATTAGAGGTTAAAGGTGACTCCATGACTAACCCTAATGGCCTCCCAACAATACCAGAAGGCGCAACAGTGATTGTAGATCCAGATGCAGAACCTCGTCATGGAAAAATAGTCATCGCTCGACTTGATGGAACAAACGAAGCTACAGTAAAAAAATTAGTCATCGATGGCCCTCAAAAGTTTTTAGTGCCATTAAATCCTCGGTATCCCAACATCCCTATCAATGGTAATTGCCTTATCATTGGTGTAGTCAAAGGAGTTCAATACGAACTCTAAGGCCTCTCTTCTCTAACTAAGGCACCGAACTAAGAAAAGTTTGGTGTTTTCTCTTGCCATAATAACTAAGTTAAGTTAGATTTTATATCATAGATAACGAACAGGCAGGACGCCCACGAAGTAGCCGCCTGGGGCATATGAAGTCCAGGATGATTCGTTAGCAACAAAAAAGCGCCCTACAGGACGCTTAGCTCTTTAACAATCTGGATATCCACAACAGTAGTAATCTACAGATTGCCGTTAAGTTTTCTGGACAACTCCTCAATGGATGGAGGCGATACGTAATCCGGATTTTTATTCATCAGAAACTTATTTTCACAGTGGAGGCACCTGCTTTTATGAAAAAGCTCATCTTCGCTAACCGGGAATGGTTGAAGTATCGATACTATCTTTTGTCCAAAACATTTTGGGCAAAGATGCATGGTTATGCTGCCACCGTTCACGATTACCTCCTTCGAGTATACAAAAGTACCCGACTCAAGTTGGTTAAGGATATAGCCTTCCGTCTGAGCCTCAAAGTTTTCGAATTCTGCAATTTTAGCTTTGAGAGAAGCATTTATTTCTTGATAAGAGCCCACCAGTTCAACGAGAGACACGCATTCGCGCTGAATAGACGCAAGCTTTGAGTTCAGCTCACCAATAGCCGCATTTACTTCAGCTTGAGTTTTTGCCTCGTTCATTAGTTTTGCAATCTGGGCTGTTTCACGAATAGCCGTCATTGCTGCCGTTAATTCAGCGATCACATTGAATACTCTTATTGTTGTTGGGGATATCCAGATTAACCGAATCCTTGTTGTTGGGGAATAACCAGGTCCACCTCGCCTGATGTGGCTAAAAGCAGGCACATAACAGCTAAGTATTTTCAACCAGAGAGAATCCTTAGCGTTGTGGTGAATGCGGCTCAGCGCACGCGGGTTAAGGTTGAGGCTGACAGTCGACCTTCTGTGGATACCCACCCGCCTGGTGTGCAACCTTCGCCAGGCACCGGGAGGCACCCGGCACCACAACTTTATGCTGTGTGTAGTCCTGGCGGTACCAGCTTGTACCCTTGCTTCCGGCTGGTACCGTCCTTTTTACAAAACAGAGAAGAGCATCACCGGACGACGGGCTCATAACCCAATCCATCCGGGCGGCGGCCACCACAGGTGTTCTTCTCTGTTTTGTGGAGAAACTAATCGGCCTTGCAGGGTCGATATGATGAGGAGCAGCAAAATGGCTAGCGAACGCAGTACTGATGTGCAGGCATTTATCGGGGAGCTGGACGGCGGCGTATTTGAAACCAAAATCGGCGCAGTTCTCAGTGAAGTCGCTTCCGGTGTGATGAACACGAAAACCAAAGGTAAGGTCTCACTCAACCTGGAAATCGAACCATTTGATGAGAACCGTGTGAAAATCAAACACAAACTCTCATATATTCGCCCGACTAACCGCGGGAAAATTTCCGAAGAAGACACCACCGAAACGCCGATGTATGTCAATCGCGGTGGTCGCCTGACTATTCTGCAGGAAGACCAGGGACAATTACTGACTCTTGCCGGTGAACCTGACGGAAAACTCCGCGCAGCAGGTCGTTAATATCGTTCGTAATAAACTGATTATTTATCTCATCACTGAATATCTTTATATAGTGAGGACTTATTATGTCTCAGAACTTAGACGCAACCGCAATTAATCAAATCCATGCCCTTATTTCTGCTCAGGGTGTTAATGAAATTATCAGTAAGATTGGTGCCGATGCTGTGGCATTGCCTGAGAATTTCCGCATTCATGATCTGGAAAAATTTAATTTAAATCGCTTCCGTTTCCGTGGTGCACTTTCCACTGCCAGCATCGATGATTTTACCCGTTATTCTAAAGATCTTGCAGATGAAGGCACCCGCTGCTTTATCGATGCCGATAATATGCGTGCCGTCAGTGTGCTTAACCTGGGTACTATTGATGAGCCAGGTCACGCAGATAACACTGCCACTCTCAAACTGAAAAAGACAGCACCGTTCTCTGCTCTGTTGTCTGTTAACGGCGAGCGTAACTCCCAGAAGTCACTGGCAGAATGGATCGAAGACTGGGCCGACTACCTTGTGGGCTTTGATGCTAATGGTGACGCCATTCAAGCAACAAAAGCGGCTGCGGCAGTCCGTAAAATCACGATTGAAGCAAACCAGACCGCTGATTTTGAAGATAATGACTTCAGCGGCAAACGCTCCCTGATGGAGTCTGTCGAAGCGAAGACCAAAGACATTATGCCAGTGGCATTTGAATTTAAATGCGTTCCGTTTGAAGGTCTGAAAGAACGTCCGTTTAAATTACGCCTCAGCATTATCACTGGCGATCGTCCTGTACTGGTTCTGCGCATTATTCAGCTGGAAGCGGTGCAGGAAGAAATGGCTAACGAATTTCGTGATCTGCTTGTTGAGAAATTCAAAGACAGCAAAGTAGAAACCTTTATTGGTACTTTCACCGCCTGATTTCATTACTGCAAATGCCCCTGCGGGGGCATTTATGGAAACGTAATTAACTCAATAATCACCGGATGGTGAGGGCTTCCTTTTACCAGAATTCAGCGCGGTGCAGTGCATATACGTGGAGAACAAAATGTCATTTATTAAAACTTTTTCCGGGAAGCATTTTTATTATGACAAGATAAATAAAGACGACATCGATATTAACGATATCGCGGTTTCCCTTTCAAATATCTGTCGCTTTGCCGGTCATCTTTCGCACTTCTACAGCGTCGCCCAACATGCGGTTCTTTGCAGCCAGCTGGTGCCGCAGGAATTTGCTTTTGAAGCGTTAATGCATGATGCAACAGAAGCGTATTGCCAGGACATTCCCGCACCACTGAAACGCCTTCTTCCTGACTATAAACGGATGGAAGAAAAAATAGACGCCGTAATCCGTGAGAAATACGAGTTACCCCCAGTTATGAGTACACCCGTGAAATATGCCGATCTCATCATGCTGGCAACCGAACGCCGCGATCTCGGGCTTGATGATGGCTCTTTCTGGCCTGTACTGGAAGGCATCCCGGCAACAGAGATGTTCAACGTGATTCCACTGGCACCGGGTCATGCCTACGGGATGTTTATGGAACGTTTTAACGATTTATCGGAGTTACGCAAATGCGCATGAATGTTTTCGAAATGGAAGGGTTTCTTCGCGGGAAATGTGTACCGCGAGATCTGAAAGTGAACGAAACAAATGCTGAGTACCTGGTACGTAAATTCGACGCGCTTGAAGCTAAATGTGCGGCACTGGAAAACAAAATAATACCAGTGTCAGCTGAACTGCCACCAGCAAATGAAAGTGTTCTGTTATTTGATGCTAATGGAGAAGGCTGGCTGATTGGCTGGCGTTCTCTCTGGTACACCTGGGGACAAAAAGAAACCGGAGAATGGCAGTGGATATTTCAGGTCGGGGACCTTGAAAACGTCAATATCACTCACTGGGCAGTAATGCCAAAAGCACCGGAGGCTGGAGCATAATGACCACATTTACCAATAAAGAACTGATTAAAGAAATCAAAGAACGAATCAGCAGCCTAGAGGTTCGAGACGATATTGAGCGCCGTGCTTATGAAATCGCACTCGTATCTCTGGAAGTAGAGCCAGATGAACGCGAAGCCTATGAATTATTCATGGAAAAGCGTTTCGGTGACTTAGTAGATCGTCGGAGAGCAAAAAACGGCGATAACGAATACATGGCATGGGATATGACTCTCGGTTGGATCGTCTGGCAGCAACGAGCTGGTATCCATTTTTCAACAATGACACAGCAAGAGGTGAAATAATGGAGCCATACAGCCTCACACTCGATGAGGCCTGTTCATTGCTCAATGATATCCAGACCTACCATCGCCGCATCAATGCGGCTTTTTCTTGCGTGTAATTGCGGAGACTTTGCGATGTACTTGACACTTCAGGAGTGGAACGCTCGCCAGCGACGCCCAAGAAGCCTTGAAACAGTTCGTCGATGGGTGCGCGAATGCAGGATATTCCCTCCTCCGGTTAAGGATGGAAGAGAGTATCTGTTCCACGAATCAGCGGTAAAGGTTGACTTAAATCGACCAGTAACAGGTAGCCTTTTGAAGAGGATCAGAAATGGGAAGAAGGCGAAGTCATGAGCGCCGGGATTTACCCCCTAACCTTTATATAAGAAACAATGGATATTACTGCTACAGGGACCCAAGGACGGGTAAAGAGTTCGGATTAGGCAGAGACAGGAGGATAGCAATTACTGAAGCAATACAGGCAAACATTGAGTTATTTTCAGGACACAAACACAAGCCTCTGACAGCGAGAATCAACAGTGATAATTCTGTTACGTTACATTCATGGCTTGATCGCTACGAAAAAATCCTCGCCAGCAGAGGAATCAAGCAGAAGACACTTATAAATTACATGAGCAAAATTAAAGCAATAAGGAGGGGGCTACCTGATGTTCCACTTGAAGACATCACCACAAAAGAAATTGCAGCAATGCTCAATGGATACATAGACGAGGGCAAGGCGGCGTCAGCCAAGTTAATCAGATCAACACTGAGCGATGCATTCCGAGAGGCAATAGCTGAAGGCCATATAACAACAAACCCGGTCGCTGCCACTCGCGCAGCAAAATCAGAGGTAAGGAGATCAAGACTTACGGCTGACGAATACCTGAAAATTTATCAAGCAGCAGAATCATCACCATGTTGGCTTAGACTTGCAATGGAACTGGCTGTTGTTACCGGGCAGCGAGTTGGTGATTTATGCGAAATGAAGTGGTCTGATATCGTAGATGGATATCTTTATGTCGAGCAAAGCAAAACAGGCGTAAAAATTGCCATCCCAACAGCATTGCATGTTGATGCTCTCGGAATATCAATGAAGGAAACACTTGATAAATGCAAAGAGATTCTTGGCGGAGAAACCATAATTGCATCTACTCGTCGCGAACCGCTTTCATCCGGCACAGTATCAAGGTATTTTATGCGCGCACGAAAAGCATCAGGTCTTTCCTTCGAAGGGGATCCGCCTACCTTTCACGAGTTGCGCAGTTTGTCTGCAAGACTCTATGAGAAGCAGATAAGCGATAAGTTTGCTCAACATCTTCTCGGGCATAAGTCGGACACCATGGCATCACAGTATCGTGATGACAGAGGCAGGGAGTGGGACAAAATTGAAATCAAATAATGATTTTATTTTGACTGATAGTGACCTGTTCGTTGCAACAAATTGATAAGCAATGCTTTTTTATAATGCCAACTTAGTATAAAAAAGCAGGCTTCAACGGATTCATTTTTCTATTTCATAGCCCGGAGCAACCTGTGAACACATTTTCAGTTTCCCGTCTGGCGCTGGCATTGGCTTTTGGCGTGACGCTGACCGCCTGTAGCTCAACACCGCCCGATCAACGTCCTTCTGATCAAACCGCGCCTGGTACCTCTTCTCGCCCGATTCTGTCGGCAAAAGAAGCGCAGAATTTCGATGCTCAACACTATTTTGCATCCCTGACACCAGGTGCGGCAGCGTGGAATCCTTCCCCGATTACCCTGCCTGCGCAACCTGACTTTGTTGTCGGCCCGGCGGGTACTCAAGGTGTAACGCATACCACGATTCAGGCGGCGGTAGATGCGGCAATTATCAAGCGCACCAACAAGCGCCAGTATATTGCCGTGATGCCTGGTGAGTATCAGGGAACGGTGTATGTCCCTGCCGCTCCGGGTGGAATTACTCTGTACGGTACAGGTGAAAAACCGATTGATGTGAAGATTGGGCTTTCCCTTGATGGGGGCATGAGCCCTGCCGACTGGCGTCACGACGTCAACCCGCGCGGCAAATATATGCCAGGTAAACCAGCGTGGTATATGTACGATAGCTGCCAGAGCAAACGCAGCGACAGTATCGGTGTTCTCTGCTCTGCGGTCTTCTGGTCACAAAACAATGGCCTGCAACTGCAAAATCTGACCATCGAAAACACGCTGGGCGATAGCGTAGATGCGGGTAACCATCCGGCGGTGGCACTGCGTACTGATGGTGACAAAGTGCAGATCAATAACGTCAACATTCTCGGTCGTCAGAATACCTTCTTTGTCACCAACAGTGGTGTGCAAAACCGTCTGGAAACCAACCGTCAGCCGCGTACTCTGGTGACCAACAGTTACATTGAAGGGGATGTGGATATCGTTTCTGGTCGCGGCGCAGTGGTGTTCGATAACACCGAATTCCGCGTGGTGAACTCACGTACTCAGCAAGAAGCGTATGTGTTTGCACCGGCTACGCTGTCTAACATCTATTACGGTTTCCTCGCCGTAAACAGCCGTTTCAATGCTTCCGGTGATGGCGTGGCGCAACTGGGTCGCTCGCTGGATGTTGATGCCAATACCAACGGTCAGGTGGTGATCCGTGATAGCGCCATCAACGAAGGTTTTAACACAGCCAAACCCTGGGCTGATGCGGTGATCTCTAATCGTCCGTTTGCGGGTAACACCGGCAGCGTTGATGATAACGACGAAATACAACGCAATCTGAATGACACTAACTACAACCGCATGTGGGAATACAATAACCGCGGCGTGGGTAGCAAAGTGGTTGCAGAGGCGAAGAAGTAA